GGGTGGAAACTCCACGACCTGGTCGCCGATGGACAAACCAAGAGCGGGGCAGACGCTCGACACAGCGAGCTCCTAGAACACACATGGGGGAAAGGAAGACCCCAACAAGGGGATTTGACTTTCGAAAGCGCGGCCTATGTGGCCCGCTACATCATGAAGAAAGTCAATGGACGAAAAAAAGAAGAAGGACATTACGACATCGTAAGCCCAACAGGTGAGATACTGGGAGAAAAAAAAGACGAATACACAACAATGAGTAGAAATAAAGGAATTGGAAAAGGATGGATAGAAAAATGGGAAAAAGACGTCTATCCAAGAGACGAAATAATAATAAATGGTAAGAAAACGAGACCGCCGAAATTCTACGACGGTCATTACGAAATATTGAACGAAAAAGAGATGCAAAAAATAAAAGGAAAAAGAGCAGCTAAAGGGAAAAAAAGGGCTGCAGACAACACGCCCGACAGACTGAAAACGAAGGAGAAGATCATTCTCCGAAAAACCAATCAATACAGCAGGGACTTGTAAAATGAGTGAAGATATCGAAGTAACTAACTTCTGGGAATCAGCCGGGGAATGGCTGATTCATATCGTGACCTGCCTAATCGACGCAGTCACAAAGGGGATAAATTGAACATCTATGCGATCCACGACATTAAAGCCGAGGCATTCCTCAAGCCATTCTTCGCCGACGCAGACGGCCTAGCTATAAGAATGTTCCAAGAAGCGGCAAACGACCAGGACCACGGATTCTGCAAATACGCAGAGGATTACACCCTCTACCGGATCGGAGTATGGGACGAGCAAAACGGTGTCGTCCACGCCTCAACACATAAGACGCTCGGAAACGCACTCCAATACAAGGAGCAGCCGCTGGCCAGAGAAGAACCGGCCAAACTCGGAACACCGCTCGAAACAGTGCCGGCACAATGGCCGGTAAAGGAAAATCCTCCGCAACCGAACTCGAAATCGGTTTAGGGAGGCAACCGGGGGGGGGCTGATTCCCGGCTCCCCCCCGGACTAGTTCAAACACTTTCACCAGGAGAACAAAATGCAACGCGGAAAAATGCCAAGCACAACCGGACGCCAGAAGGACTTTGCCAAGGTCGCAGTCCCCAACGTCCCGCGCAGCAAATTCAACCGGACCAACGGCATGAAGACCACGATCGAAGACTTCGGAACGATCGTCCCGATCTTCACCGATGAAGCACTCCCGGGCGACACTATGTCGATGCGCCCAATGTTGTTCGCACGGCTCGCGACACAACTCAAACCGATCATGGACAACATGTTTATTGACCTACACTTCTGGGCGGTACCAAACCGCCTCATCTGGGACAACTGGCAAAAATTCTGCGGCGAACAAATCAATCCCGGGGACTCCACCGACTACCTCGTCCCCGAGGTTACCGTTCCCGCGCTGGGATTTGCTCGAGATTCATTCTATGACCACATCGGAATTCCGCCCGAAATAGCAAACATCGGGTGGGGTGCACCGGACGGGGGAACCCCGCACACCGGAGAAGTAACTAACCTCTTCGGACGCGCTCTAAACTTGGTGTGGAACGAATGGTACCGGGACGAGAATCTGCAAGACAGCATCGTCGTTGATAAGGGCGACGGGCCAGATGATGCGGCCGATTATTCGGACCTATTGCCGCGAGGCAAACGCCACGACTATTTCACAAGCGCACTGCCATGGCCCCAAAAAGGGCCGAGCGTAGAACTACCCATCGGAAGCACGGCCACGGTCACACTGGATTCGCCTAACGAATTCGCAATCGATCCCGCCGGCACGCCCAGCTGGGACGTTGGCGGCGTATCCGATACAGAACTGACCGGATTGGGAACCACGGCAAACTGGAACGGGAGCGGCATAGCCGCCTCACCATCCGCAGCGTGGAATACCACCGCGCTAACCACGGACATTGGCGGAGCCACAGGCATCGCAGACCTGAGCACAGCCGTGGCCGCAACCATAAACGAATTCCGACAGAGTGTCGCGATTCAGCAACTCTACGAAAAGGATGCCCGGGGCGGCACACGATACAAAGAAGTGTTGCTCTCACACTTTGGCGTAACCGTTCCGGACTCCCGACTCCAAAGACCGGAGTACCTGGGCGGCGGCACCGTACCTATCGGTGTCAACCAAATCGCACAGCAGAGCGGTTACGGAGCATCCGGGGGCGAAGCGGAATTCCTCGGAGATATGGGCGGTTGGGCAACAGCCGCCGGCGGGCAAGGTTTCCGCAAAACCTTCGTCGAACACTCCGTCATCATTGGCGTAGTTTCTGCCCGAGCAGACCTCAACTATCAGCAAGGCCTAGACCGTTCACACTCCCGGCGCACACGATGGGACTACTATTGGCCAAACCTGGCAAACCTCGGGGAGCAGTCGATTTTGAATCGCGAAATTTACGCCCAAGGAACAGCCGACGATATCGCCGTTTTCGGCTACCAGGAGCGCTTCGCCGAGTACCGATACAAGCCTAGCGTCATCAGCGGCAAATTCAGATCCGACGATCCGCAATCGCTCGACATATGGCACCTCGCTCAGGACTTCGGAAGCCTGCCGGAACTCGGGGATGCCTTCATCCAAGAAAATCCACCCGTGGACCGGATCGTAGCCGTACCATCAGAACCGAAACTACTCCTAGATGCTTTCTTCGAGTACAACAGTGTCAGGCCAATGCCGGTTTACGGGATCCCCGGCCTGACGAGGCTCTAAATGAGTGGTTTCGATGTAACGCTCGGACTCGGATCCCTATTCGGAAGCGGAATGAGCGCAGCCGCCTCCGCGGCGATCGCGGCCAAAAACCGAAAATTCCAAGAAAGGATGACACGGCACCGCTACCGTTATCAGATGGAAGATATGAAGCTGGCGGGATTGAATCCCATGCTGGCGATGGGCCAGTCACCGCCGGGAGCACCACCAGGAGCCGCGGCACAAATACCAGATTTCGGGGCCTCATTCCTAAAAGGCACCACCGCAAAAGCTCAAATCGGCCTACTCGAAGAACAGAAACGCAAAACCGGACACGAAGCCGACCTAAATGCAATTGAGGCAAGACTAAAACAACTCATACTCGAGCAAGCGGAAAAAGCCGCAGACAAATACGGACCATCGGCCGTCGAAGCAATTAAAGGAATACCCGGAAAAATAGGCGACGCTATCCAAGGCGGCACCGACTGGGCAAGCGGCACCCTTGACGCCCTTATCGAAGGCTTACCAGACCTTCAAAATGAACCACCAACCTCAGCGCGGGACTTCGAATTGCGACGAACACGCAGCCGTGGCAAAGGCATGACCGCCAAAGACAAAGAAAAAGTCGACTCGTACATTAAAGAAATCGGAACCCGGCGATACCCGGGAAAAAGGAGCCGAAGTGGCCGCAAAAGAAACTAAAACCACGCCCGTAAAAAGACAGCGCGTACAAGTAAATTGCCAGGAAGGCAGAACACACCAAAGTTTTAAGGAGGAATGTGACATCAACAGGGTTATGGCCCGGCACAGAGTTACCGGACTAATCAGGCAGCGCACCGATAAACCCCAATACGGGGACTACTCCAATGTTGGCGACTATCAAGAAGCGCTGAACACCGTCCTGGTCGCGGATCAAATGTTCGGAGAACTGGACTCGAACGTACGCGCCCGATTCGGCAACGATCCACAACAGCTGCTGGACTTCTGTGAAAACCCGGACAACCAGACCGAAGCAATCGAACTCGGAATCGCCAGCGCTAAAGAACCACAACCGGAACCTGCGACCGAACCTGTCACGGGGGAAAATCCCATCATAGGGGGAGAATAAGACTGGACTACGTCAGTCAGACCAGTTAACAACAAGTAATCAACTGGTCAACGGCTCTAAGAGCCTCAAACGAAAAAACCTACAGACGGAGCAACCGACATGCGAAAGCGCAGCAGGCGGCCCTCAAGGGGCCGACGAACTACCTCAAAACGCCGATCGAACGGAGCGAGATCAGTCCACAAAGTGAACAAAGTGCCGAACCCCATGCGCGGAGGCTGGAGGTTCTAGATGTGGGGTGTAATTACCCAATCACAGGAAACAGGGACGCCGACGGCGTGGTACGGGACCGGCGCGGAACCGGAAGCCAAAGCTGGCAAGTCACCATCGCCTGCGGGCAATGTGCCGGCTGTAGGCTTGAACGAAGCCGACAATGGGCCGTCCGAATAATGCACGAAGCAAGCCTATACGACCCTACGGAGTGCCACTTCATAACGTTGACCTACACGGATGAAGAACTCCGAGAAACCGGGCCGACATATATGGGCAAGAACCGCTACGGGCAACCGCAGCTAAAAGGCGGAAGCCTAGTGGTAAGGGATTGGCAAAACTTTGCCAAAAAAGCCCGCAAGAGAATCGGACCATTCCGATTCTTTCACTGCGGGGAATACGGGGACCTCGAAGGAAGGCCGCACTACCACGCGGCAATCTTCGGGTGGAAACTCCACGACCTGGTCGCCGATGGACAAACCAAGAGCGGGGCAGACGCTCGACACAGCGAGCTCCTAGAACACACATGGGGGAAAGGAAGA